CAGCTATCCTGCAGATGAAACACTTGTAAGCTCTGTACTTCCTATAGGCGATGTTCAGGCAAGAATTTATAATGTGTTTACTGATTCAAGCTGGAATAATTCTTGGAGTGATGAAAGACAATATGGTCCAACTACAGCGCAATATGATCTTGTCAATTATCCTTTAGTTACAAAAAATAAAAGCTCTGTAAAAGAACGCTTTGCCCTTGTTTTTACAAGCTCAAATACAGTTGATGTGGTTGGAGAACACTTGGGTGTGATTTTATCAGATGCTCCTATAACAAGTGATATTGCTCCTATAAATCCTGCAACAGGTGAGGCGTATTTTACAATACGTCATGAAGGCTGGGGGGATGGTTGGAGCGCAGGCCAGGTTTTAAGATTTAATTCTGATGCAGGCAACTTCCCTGTCTGGTTCTGCAGAACCACACAGCAAGGACCAGCAACAGAAAACAGTGATGATTACGTCATACAGATACGCGGTGACTCATCCTGATAATTGAAAGAGGAAAAATGTACTATAGAAATAAAAAAACTCAAGAAATATACAAAAAGTTGGCTGTAGCAATAGACACTACAAATGCACGTGATGGTGTTGCAGTTGTAGTCTATTGTCCAGAACACGATGAAAATACTGTTTTTGTCAGAGAAGCTAATGAATTTGATATAAAATTTGAATCTATAGGTGAGGCAATATGAGTGAAAGCTTTTTATATACATGGGAAGATACTGATGCACCGGTTTTAACTCCTTCTACAGGTAGTATAGTTGATGTCTTAAAAAAGGTTTTGGTTGACGGTTACGGGAGTAAGTCAGGCTTAGGCTGGAGTGTTGTATTTGAGCAGGCTGAAAAAATTGTGTTTCAAAATCAGGGAACTGGTATGTTTGTCAGGTTTGATCATTCTCAAACAAACTATCAGGTGTTTGTAAAAGCTTATGAAAGTATGTCTGATATTGATACAGGCTTAAATCCTTGTCCTTTACCTGAAAATGAATCTCCTCAGTTTCAGGTACTATTAAGTCATTCAAGTTCTTCTACTGCAAACACTGTTCCATGGCGGATTTTAGGAGATGATAAAGGTATATGGATTGTAGTAAACTCTGCAGCAGCGCATCATGGTGGTATTGGTGCGCATAGAGATACTGCAGGATGGCGGTTTGTTTATATTGGCGATTATATTCCTTATGACATTTCAAACACTCAGTACAATTTTGCAATGTGTATGGGTGATAGATTAGATTATAATCTTGAGGTGTGGCGGTGCAGATACAACACAATAACAACTACAGACTCTTTTTATCATATAATGAGAAAGCCTGATAGAAGTGAGGGCAGTGTTAAAATCGGCATGAGTCCCGGTACAGGAGCATTTAGAAGGGTAGGAGATTATTACTGCTATTTAGGAGATAATCAAAATGTTTGTGATTATGAGTCTGATTTTCAATTAACAGCTATTCCTACAATACATTGCGATGGGGAGTTGTTAGGCAGACTTCCCGGATTGAAAAATTCTTTATCTGGTTACGGGTACAATCAATCTGCTCTTTCATCTTATTCAGACACAGTAGCTAAAAAACCGGAAATGATTTTTGATTTTGGAGATTATAAAGAACATTTCTGGCGCATGGCAGATGAAAACGGTAATTTTAGATATGTAGTTCTTACAGAAGGAAAGGGATTCAGAAATGTCATTTAGTCATGAAATAACAATCTCAAATACCCCTGCTGATAAAATTCAAAAATGCAAGATTGCAGGACAGGTTGAAGTCGTTGACAGCCTTGTAAAGCGTGTTGTTTTACTTAACAGAAGTACTATGGAACTTATTGGGGCAAGAAATGTAAAAGATGATAACACATGGGAGATTTTTGCAAAAGATCAGGGAGATGGAAATCATTTGTTTATGGGGCTGGATGAAGGAGGGAATTTTAACCTTGACGGCTTTGATAGGGTTTCTTTAGGCACTGCTACTTTTACAGCAGATCCTGTAGAGTTTGAAAAAGTGTTGAGTAATACAGAAGCTTACTATGTAGAAGAGATTATTCCTTATAGATTCCCTGAACGTGTTTCTAAGCTTGAAGGAGAATTTGATAAGGACACTCTCCTTCAAGGAATTTATTATGTGCAGGAGATTGAAGCAACTGTTGCAACTTTAGGAGAAGGACATTTTGAAGATGAGATAGGTACTGTTTTAGATTTAAGTTCTTCTGATTATTCTTTCTTAAAAGAAGAAGTGTTTTTTAATATTTCAGGCAATGTTTTTAAAATAAGAGAAGTAAAAGCAGATAACGTAACTGCTATTGTCGAAGGAAGTGTTAACTTTACTGAAAGAGTTTTAGTTGATTCTTACACTCCTGTTCTTGAGAAAGATTTAGAGATTTGTGGAGTTGGGGAAGATATTGTCCGGTTTTCTCCTTCAAACAGAGCTTTTTCTGTTTTTAAAGATACTTCGCCTGTAAATTTAAATATTAATTTTAAAACAAATGTGAAAATTAGTACAAACAATGAAGATATTGTTTTAACAGGAAACATTATAAATGTTCCTGCAGATTATGCTACTATTCAAGCTGCTCATGACGCTGCGAACGATGGTGATATTCTTTTAATTGCCCCCGGTACTTATACTGAATGGGTAAAAGTGTCTAAAGGAGTTCATATTTTCGGGACTGGAAAGAGTCCTTTAGACACTCAAATTTATTATGGAGCGAATAGTTCTTATGCACTAGAATACACTACGGCGTTTGCGACAAATCAGTCTGTTCTTTATTTAGGAAATTTAACAGTTGATCACAATGATGCCTATGAAAGAGTTCTTGCTTTCAATAATCCTCAATCTACTGAAAAATACACTATAGAAGTTATAGATGTTTATATAGACGCTACACATTCTTATGGTAGAGGGATTCATGGTATTAGAAGTAATTCTAATTTAACAGTTAATTTTAGAAGATGTTATTTAAATTCTTATGAATATATTGTTTATGATTATGATACAGGAAAAATAAACTTTTATGAAACTCAAATGAATAGAGATTTAAATTGTTATAGTTGTTCTGCAAGTTTTGGAGAAACTGATTATGTCACAACTGAAACTGAAGGATATGGCTTATATACTAATTTTAATATAAATAAGATTAGTCCTAGATTTGAATATGAACAAGCAACTCCAGTTTATTTTACAATCTCAAAAGATTCTGTAGCTTCTTATGCAGAAAATATAAAAATAGGGCTTGATTTATCTAAAATGCCTGAAGTTTTTAATGAAATAACAGGCTACTCAGACCTTTCTATAGTATTTCATGATTCTGAATTTCTTGATGTAGAGGTTGAAAGATTTGATATAGAAAATAAAAAAGGCTTAATCTGGTTTAATCTCCCTTACATTTCAGACATTGAAGATACTCACTTTGCCCTGCTTTATCCTTATTCAAAAAGTACTGTCTTTATGACAGAAACAAGCTCTGATCATGATTTATATCAGGATAATCTTTTTGTGTACCACATGACAGACCTTCCAGAAGGAACAGACGCTTGTAGAGATAGTTCTCCTAATGCAAATCACGCAACCCCTTCAGGTATGACAGAAGCTAATCAGGGCATTGGTTTACTTGGTGCTCCTGAATATACGTTTACTGGCTCTGAAATTATTAATGCAGGTAATATTATTCCTGAAAAAATAAGAGAAGGGACAATAGAGGCTGTATTTAAAACAACTTCAAACAAGGCTCATTTACTTAGTCAGGATAGTTCTTCTATAGGTAATCGAGATGTTAATTTAAGTATTGGCAAGCCCACAGGTGTTGTGAATGATGTAGAGGATGGATATATAAATTTTGAAGTTAATGGCCCTCAAAGTGGTGAAACTAAGAATATTGTTTCAGCTCTCCCTATAAATGATAATCAATATCATTATGTAGGGATTTCTTTTTATCATGAAAATTTGGGATTAGTTTCAAATAGCAATATAGATGTTTTTTTTGAGAATGAATATTCTATGTGGGGGGGAGCACCATCTGATCCTATTAAAATAGGATCAGATGGTACTTCTTTTTTTAAAGGAATTATCTATGATGTTTTATTGTCTAGAAAATTTAACTCATTTTTTTGGCATAAGCTTTTTAATAAAAGTATTCATGGTTCTTTACTAGCTATCAAAGAAGTGTCTGAAGCACCATGGACTCCTTCAGACATTCCTTTATCTTTATGGTTAGATGCCGCTGATTTAGATTCTTTTAACACCGATGGTGCCGATATCATAAATTGGTTGGATAAAAGCGGTAATAAAAGGCACACAGGGACTAGTTCAGTGCCACCAACACGCGTATCTAATGCGATAGGTGACTTGTCAGTAGTTAGATTTAATGCTGATTCAGAGTGTTATTTTAATATGGATAACCAATTCCCTGATACTATGGACGTAGCTGTGTGTCTTGTTTATCAAAAAACAACATCAGGAGGAGTTTCTTATCAACGTGTTTTTTCGTCTGATAACGGTTCAACTGATGACTATAAGTGTAATGGTATATACCTTGTCCCGGAATTTGGAAATTCCGGAATAAGTTCTGGAGGACCAAAACTCACAACTTATACTTATGATACTTATAGAGACATAAAATACTTTTATATAGGAAAACATAGGCAAGGAGGTTATTCATTTTTAGGTGACATTGCTGAATTTATTATACTTCCAGCAACAACCTCTACAGAGGATTTGTCTAAACTGGAAGGATATCTTGCGCATAAATGGGGTGTTACAGAAGATCTACCAGAAGAACATCCTTATAAAACGGCACCACCAACAAAAGAGATTTTTTTTGAGAATACGCTCTCTTTTTCAGCAACTGAGCCCATAAAGAACTTGCCAATAAAAATAGAATTAGAAAAATATTTTTCTACAAGTATAATTCAACAAACGTTTACAAATCTACAAGTATCACATAATGGCACGCCTGCCAAAACTGAAGTTGCTTATTGGGAAGAGCAGGCAAGGGCAATTCTTTGGGTGCTTCTTGCTGACGTACCTGAAGGTGAACAAACCCTTGCCGTTGAGTACCTTCAAAACAGTTGTGACCAAACAGGAGATATTGGAAGCGTAGTTGGTTCTGAAGTTTGGAAAGATTTTGAAGCTGTATATCATTTATGTCAAAGCCCTGACGAAATTAAAGACAGTACCCGTAAAAATGCTGACGCCACTGTCACCAATATAACTGCAAGTAGTGACTTTTATGGCGTGTATTTTAATGGTACAGATTCATTAATATCTTTAGGTGCAATTTTTTTAGAAGAGAAGGACTCTTCACAGATTCATATTGCTTTTAATTCTGATATACTAGGAGGTACTCTCCTTTCAAAAGGTGAAGATATTATTAATATTAACTCTTCAGGCAGTGTCGTTGTTGATGGATCACAGACACTTGAAAGTGTTGATATAATCAGCCAGAACAGTTTTGAAGTAGTTTCTTATGCTTTTTATAGACATAAAAGAGATTTTTTTTTAAATGGAACAGAACAATCCGTCTATGGTCTTTTTGGAAGCAATGGTTTAGCTGATCTTCTAATAGGCGGAAATTATCTAGGAGCAAACTTTGAAGGAAGTATTGTTGATTTAAGGTTTTCCCTTATAAGTAAAAACCTTGATACACTAGTTCTACAGGGTGAGATGTGGAAAGAAAATTTAATTCAGGATTTAAACGAGCCTCAGATTATCCCTGCATTTAGTTTTGACGAAGGAAACACTTTTAAAACTTATGTAAATGATAATTGGAAAGAGGTAGCAACAAATGATGAAACTGTTCATTCAGTTACAGGAGATTCTGACTGGTATTATATTGATGACACAGGCACATGGAACAAAGCTGCGCACAACAATTCAAACTTTGCCTTAAAACAGGCAATGCAGTTTCAGGAAAACATGTGCCATGTAGAAACAATAAAAACTCTTACTTCTGCAGAATGGACATCAACAGGAGGCATGACAGCAGAAGGAAATATTCAGATAGCCTTTTGTTACAATTCAAAAATAAAAAACCTGTGTCCCTCAATCACAGACGTAAACGTAGATAATAAAGTTATTCTTTCTTATCAAAGCTATGATCTTGAACCTTATTCAACAAAAATTACAGGATCAAAAATTCAATGGTCTGTAAGACTTTTTGAAGGAGTTAATTTTGATCCTGCACAGGTTGAAGTTTATTCAATAATCACTGGCGGGACATGGCAGCAATGCACAAGAAATGAAAGTATTCCTGATATCGTAACTGGCATGGATACAACCGGAAAAGAGCTGCAGTTTAAAGTTGTTGCTCCTGCAGATACACCTGAAAGTGTAATAATTAACCTTGTACCTAAAATATATTAGGAGAAGATATGTCAAGATTTACCCCTATAGAAGAATTAGACCTTATAGCAAACTCTTATATGCTTGCGGATGAAGAGGCTGTATGTTCTCAGCAGCCTACTACATTTTTTCATGCCTGCTGGCCGAGTATGTGGAATGCAGAAACAGCCTATGAAATAGGCGATCTTACAAGAGCACCGACTCAAAACGGGTTTGTGTATGAGTGCATTGCTGGCGGAACTTCAGGAACATCAGAGCCGCCATGGGCAACTGCCCAGGATGCAACGTTTCTTGATAATACTGTTGAATGGAAAGCACATGAAAATTATGCATTAATTAATCAGCCTCTTGAAGAAACAGATAAAACCTTAACTGATAATGCGTCAGGCGGCAGGAAGATAGTTATTGCTCAAAAAATGGGCGTGACTATTCACACAGACGGTACTGTTTCTCATACTGCCTTAATAGATAATGTTAATCAAAAGCTTAAATATGTAACTGTGTCAAGTACAAGCATTGAAGGAGATAATCTTGTTATATCAGGCAGAACAACTCTTTTTCATGAATTTGAGATTCATATAAATCAACCTTCAGAGCTTGTTTAAATGTCTTCAGAATTTCCTATATCTGATCCTCTTAATATAGAGCTTTCCTTTACTTCTACCTATCCTATACCAGAAGCAGGAACACTATTAACCTTAAGATTTGGTGTTACCGGAGATGTGGAAATTATTTCAGCATCATCAAATCTTGTTATTGCAGATAATGGTCTTGAAGTAACAAGCATTACAGGTATTTTATCAGAAAATTCTGAAATAGTTCTAAAAAGTAATACTTCAGATCTTACTGTTTTAATAGATATCCTTTCTGAAACATCAGAAATAAAAATATCTTCAAACAGTCCTGAAATATATATTTATCCTGAGATTGAAACAAAAGGTTCTGAAATAACAATCAACCTGTCTGAAAGTCTTATAAGCGGCGGAAGAAAAAACGATCTTCCAGGCTATGTAAGAACAGGAGATATGGGTTTTATATGGAACAATGTAGCTAACAAAGCAGAAACATCAAAAGGTATGGTATGGGAAAAGCCTGATGACCTGCTTTTAAAAGAACAGCTTGCATGGGATGACTCTGTAAGAGCAGACACAAAAACAGAAAGTTCTTTTATCCTAAAAATGAACTATTTTGATTTTAATAACATAGCAGCCTTTGCAACTTTTCAAAGCACTCCTGATACTGAAAAAATATCTTCGTACCTTGCAAGAATGACTTATATTGATGAATTTCATAAACATTTATGGGGAAAGTTTTTTATTCAGGATCATGAAGCTTCTTTTCCTTATGACTGGTTTAAATGGTTTGAGTTCAGAGACACTTTTCAAAGTATTGCTTTTGATGAATCAGAGCATTGGAATAAGCATTTTTTAAACAGGTTTGATAATGGCAATGATATTGTTGCAGATAAGCACCACGGCACTTATTGGGGGCCGTACTGGTATTCTTTATGGTGTCAGGAAAAATATTTCCCTTACGTAGGAAATGAAGAAGTTCATTTAGTTTTAAAAAATGATTTTCCTAACTTAGTACACCCTGAATTTTTAAAACCTAATAACCCAAGATGTCCTTTTGATTACTGGTATTCAGGTGGCAGAGATTCTTACAATCCTGATATTGAGCCAATAGAACAAAGAATTGTACCTAGAAAGAAGGTGTACTATATGATAAATACAGCTTATATAAAACGTTTACCTGACAATGCTGACATTCCTTTTAAATCAGTGTCTATGTCTATTGATAGGGGTAGTTGGTTGTGGGATTTCTCTATTGAAGTGACTGATAAAGCTGCCTTAGACATGTTAAAACCTGAAGGCAATGTATTTAAAGACATTCAGATACATATTAATGGGTGGGAATGGACTTGCAAGGTTGAGAACTGGAGTGAAGGGATTAGTTTTACTGGAGGTAGTTGGAATATTTCAGGCAGAAGTCCCTCAGTAGAGTTAGCAGAACCTTACAGCGTTGAGCCTTTATTTCAGAATGAAGAGAAGCATGGGGGACAGATTATTACAGACATCCTTGAGTTCACTAATTGGGGTTTTGTTTGGGATTATAATGCTTTCAATCCTTTTATTGATTGGAGTATTCCTGCAAACACAATTAATATGACTGATGCTTCAAAAATATCTCAGATTAAAAAAGTTACAGACGCTGTGCATGCTTTTGTACAAACTGCTCCTGACACTAAAACTGACCCTACTTTGTATATTAAACCTACGTACAAAGAGAATCCATGGAACTGGGACACTGCAGTAACTGCAGAAATAGTTTTAAATAATGATATTTGTTCTGAAGTTTCAAGAAGTAATGAAATCATTAAGCCTGTAAATGCTGTTATTGTAAGCTCACAAAACAAGGGTGTTATTGTTAATGCTATTAAGAATGGAACTGCAGGGGATGTCCCTGCACCTATGGAAATCAATCCCCTTACAACTACGCAAGAGGCTGGTAGAGAAATTGCTAGGCATATTATTGGTAAGTCTGGTTTTTGGATTAATCATTCCTACACTTTATTTTCACTTATGCCCCCTAGTGAGCCTCCAGGATTGTTGACTCCAGGGACATTTATTGATATGAATGAAAGTACAGGAACATGGACTGGGCAAGTTACAGGAACTTCTGTTCAAGCTGGGTGGGACAATAGCTCAGGACTAACAGTCAGTCAAACTATTGATGTGGAGCAATTTTATGAGTAAAAACATTTATAAAGTTTTTCAAAACCTTCTCCCTAAGAAAAAACAACTTATTGGGGAAGTTTCTTCAGTCAACTCAACTGATAAAACTTGCACAGTCACTCTTTTGAGCGGCAGCAATATTGTTGTTAACGGTTCTGGGGATGTTGGAAAGACTTATTTAATTGAAGATGGTTTTATAAAAGATGAACTTCCTGCTTTGACTGTACATACTATAGACATTTATTAGGGGCTTTATGAACGATTCCACCATACATAGAATAAACGAAGAAGATGTTCGTACTGTTTATGAAAATATAGGCAGCACAAGAACTGAACGTTATTTTATGGAAAAAGACTTAAATGATCTAAAACTTAAAATAGAAAAAGTACAGGAAGAAATTATCACTATTAAAATCACTTCAGAAGTTACTAAAGTTAAACTGATGTTTTATGGTGTTATTGGTGGCTCTTTATACTCGATTGTACTTTATTTTATTAAAACTTTTTTAATAGAGGCATAGCAATGAATAATGTTTTTCAAAAGTTGAACAAAACATCTTTAAAGAAATACTTAGTATTAAGTTCAATCACTTCTTTCAGTATTTACATGTTAATCATTCTTTTAGGTTTAACTCTTTTAGATTATGCTGTTTTTTACAGTTACAACCTTTGCGGTTATTCTTTAGCTATTTACATTTGTGGCGGTATTATTGCTCTTTTATTGTATTATGTTTATTTCAGAAAAAAAATCAAAACAACTATACAACAAGCGAACTTTGATGTATTTACTAAAATTGCTGAAAACACTTCAAACTTGTTAAATAAACATAGAATTATGGAAATGTTTACTCAAAATTTAATGGTTATGGTTGAGAATACTGAAGGGGTGGGTATGTGGATTAAAGATGAAGAAGATAAATACATATTTGCCAATAAGCAGCTCAGGAACATGTTGTTTAAGAATAAGGAGATGTTTGAAGTTGTTGGCAGAAGTGATGGAGATTTATTAGGCTTTCCTTATGATTACAAATTGTTTGAACAACATATAATAAACTTACCCCCTAAAGAATACCCTAATATAGAAAGCTCTGAATTATTTGAAAAAGGAAGTATCTGCAATACAACAGACGTTATTACAAGAGTTTTAAAAGTCCCCTGTAGATTTTATGAAGAAATAGGAGAAAGAAGTTTTGATGTTTACAAAACACCTCTTGTTGACGATAATGGTGCTATTATCGGAACTGTGGGAACTTTGTTTGAGATAACAGAAGATAAGAGTAAAAAGAGAGCAGAGTTAGTTTTGTTAGCTAAACAGGGCAGAGCTTACAGAATCAACTCTTCCAATAACTATTACATAAAACAATATGGATTTGGAGACTTTTTATGATTGATTTTATGCCTATGATTTTATTTTCACAATTAGTATTATGCTTTATGTTAGGCATAATAAGTCTTAGTTGTTTTAGCATGCTAAGAAAGTATAAACGCAACATTTACATGCAAGTGTACACTCTTGTAGTTTCTGTATTGTCTGTATTATGGGGCATTATGATCAATCATGCAAGAACTACTGATTGGTACCCTCCTCCTGATAAATGGTTCGATCTGGCTATAACTTTTATACATATAAGCACCCTATCAACATTGCTTTATAGTGTGGTTGTTATTTTTTGCTATTTGATAAAAAAAGGATTATTTAAATGATAGATTGGAAAAGTATTAAATATTTTGTTCCTGCTGAGTTTCCTGACGACCCTGATGATCACGCTGACCCTATTTTAATCACAAAATTGAATTACTTTAGAAAGTTAAGAGGCTTACCTATTTACCCTTCTCCAGTAGAAGGAGCATTAGCTAGGTTTGATGATAGCAGTAAAAGTTCTTTCCATTATGCTGGTGAAGGCTTTAAATCAAGGGCAATAGACTTTTATTGTGAAGGCACTGCTTATTCTGCTTTTATAGAATTACTCTCCTCACAGTTATTTGGCGGTATTGGTGTTTACTTTAATGCTAAGTATAATGGAGTTTCATGGGTAAGATTTCATGTTGATTTGAGAAAATTAGGGGAGAAACATGCTAAGGATAACGTTTTGATCTGGTATGTGAACGAAGATGGGGACAGGTACTACCCTCAGTATGATAAAGAAAAGTATTTAGAAATGCTGTGTTTGTTTATGAAAAACAATAAGTGGAACAGAAAAGGTGCATAATGAATACACGTGAGTATTTTTTCAAAACTGGTAAAGGAAAAGAAGTTTCTATCATAGCTCCTGATGACATTTTCTTTACACATTCTGACCCTATGGCTTATGAGAATTGTTGCGGAGCTGGTGATGGTTTAGGGGAGAAAATTGTTCCTGACACTATTTGGGGATTGAAAATAAGTCTTGCGTGTTTTGTTCATGATGATATGTTTGAAAGAGGTGAAGGTGATTGGAAAGTTTTTCATCAAAGTAACAGTATCTTTTTAAAAAATATCATCAGCCTTATACATGCTTACAGTAAAAGTTTTATTTTAAAGCATCTTAGATTATACAGAGCAATTACTTACTACAATGCTGTTGATAGATTTGGTAGAAGTTCATTTAAAAAATAAAAGGAGGAAAGTATGTGGAATTTTGTTAAAAATATTTTTAAAGGTATAGGCGTTTTTCTTAAAAGGTTTGCTAGAACTACAGCAGCACAAATCATGGAAGATATAGGGGATATTGCAGTAACAACTGTTCAAAGAGTTGAGAATCACTATCCTGACGCTACAGGCAAGGAGAAGTTTGAAGCAGCTTACAACTCTTTAGCTACAATCTTAATGCAAAGAGGAATTAAATATACAAAGAACGCTCTTAACATTGCTATTGAAGCCGCAGTAGCAGTTGTAAAAGAAGGCAAGTAGCCGTTTTACCTCCTTCATATAGAGTTGAGGGGTTTCCATTGCCCCTCAACTCACACTTTACTTCCTAATTAAAGGCTTATAATTTTTTTGTAAATAATCATGAAATTGAAAAGCTTTACAACTTAAACAGTTTTCTTTATTCCCTTTCATAAGTTCAGCATAATTTTCACACTTTATAAATTTACAAAACTCCCCTTTTTGATACAAAGCTTTTTCTTCTGCTTCAAGCAAGAGTTCTGTTACACTATGTAGAATGTCTTTGACAATGTAAGAGTTTTCAAAAGACATTTCTGATAAAAGATTTTGTGCTTCTGTTAAATGCAAAGAAACTCTGTTAAAGGGTGTTCTTTTTTGTTTATGTCTTCTTAAATCTTTATTTATTTCTGCAGCTTTTTCTTTTATAGAAAACATTCTAAGACTCCTCAATCACTGTTTACCTGTCATCCCCTGAACCTTGAAGGACATTTCGCTCTTGCCTGCTTTGTAATTTCTCAATGTTCATATTTGCTGCTTCTTCTAAAGTGATATTAAGATCATGACATATTAAAGCTAAATACCACAAAACATCACCAATCTCTTTTATTATGTCTTTCTTTTGATCAGTAGAAAAATGGCCTCTCAAATCTCTATAAACTTTTTTAATTTTTTCAGAAACTTCACCAACTTCACCAGAAAGCCCTATAACAGGATAGAGAACTTTTAAATGTTCAGGGTATATTGCTGTTTTTATAGCCTCTTTTTGATATTTTTGAAAAGTTATATTTTCTTCTTTTATTTCAGGAAGAAAACCATTCTGTTTTTTCCATTCTTTAAGATCTTTATTAATTTCAGAAGCTTTTCTTTTAAGCATGCTTTCAGAACGAAGCTTGTCTTTTAGAAGTGAAAGATGCCCGTAATCTACATCTTTTTCTCTTTTTTCAACATTAAAACGCTTGCATAAGTTCGCATACTCTTCACAAGAATCGTAGTAAGACTTTGCACTGTCCCCCATTTAACCCTCCTCAATTTGATAGTTCCATAAAAATAAATTACATTTTTTACCCGCAGATTGAAATTCTAACTCTGCAGGGAATTGATCAACCCCCCATTTATGGTCATCAGGCTTAGTTCCTTTATAAACATGCCCTTTTTTTGAATTAGGTAAGCCTACAAGAATCGCATCAGAAATATTTTTCGACTCCTCAAGCAACTCTTGAACTTCCTCAAGAAACAGATGTTCAAGGACATGATTAAATAAAATAAGATCAAACCCTTCTATAGGCGTTATTTTATCAAGCAACTCTATAGCAGAAAAATCTTTATTCACATAATACTCGTCATAAATATGTTCAGAAAGAGCATACTTAACAACATCGCAGCCAAAAACTTTAACTTTAGATGGAAAGCATGCTTTAATAATATGACCGTAAATACCTTCACCACACCCAAAATCTAAAATATTTATCTCCCCTGCATCTTTTGATAAATTTTTTTCTATATTTTTTATTGTTTCATCTATGTTACTTAAAGTACTCCACCCTTTTGCACGTTGTATCATTAACCCTCCTCAATCTTTTTTAAAGTGTCAGCAACATCTTTATCATGTCTTTTTGTGACAAATCTAGGCAAGAATAAAGACTTCTTATCTTTAGTTTCAGACTCAATTACAGCATTGTATTTAACTTCTACAATACTGCCTACCCATTCATCCTCTAAGGCTTCTACAACAGAGTCCTCCCACATAAACTCACCTTCATGATCAACTCCTGCATACCCTCTTTGAGCGTCAGAAAAACCAGAACCAACAGAAACTTCAAGCTTTTCATCCTCAGACATGCAAACAATATTACCTAAACACCCCTCATATTTTGAACCTTCTTTTCCGTACTCAAAACTAACAACTCTTAAATCACAATCTTTCTCAGCTTTAAGTTTCACACCATCTTTAGTTCCTGAAGAAGAGTCTTTCCACACACCGTCTAAATTCTTAACAACTGCACCTTCCCCTCCTTCATCCATAAAAAACTGAGCAAACTCAATCGCTTCTTCTTTAGAATCAACTTCTTGATATTTAGGTGTTTTAAGCGTAAAATCCTCATACTTGTAATTATAGTCCTCAATTAAAGAAAAAAGACGTTCAGTACGTTCTTCAAGTCCTACATTATAAAGACCTTCAAAGAATGCTTTTTCAGGCACAACATCCCACAACACAAAATCTATACACTCATGATCTTCATCAGAAGCAGTTTCCTGCAGTATCTTTGAAATAACACCAGAACCAGTTTGACGAGGGAGTGCTTTGTTTGTTTTAGGGTCTACTCCTATCATCTCCCCATGAAACACAGCATCTTCTTTTATTCTCAGATCATCTTTTAAATCAAACAAATCAGCATACAAAGCTTCTTTTTCAGGAACTAATTCATTACCGTTCCTAGTCCTAAACTCAATCTCATCTTCTCTTACAAAGATGTTTATGAAATCAGAATCAATCTTCTCTTCAACTCTTGCAGGGTATTTAATACAAGCATCAAGATGTTTTTCAGACCTGTAACGCATGTAAGGGTAAATTGTAAGAAAATCAGGAACAACATTGTTAATTGTCTTAGCACCAACTCCGCATTTTAAATCTTTATTCACAATTCTTTTAACAACTTCCCACCCGTCCCATTCGTCAAAGAAGTAGGCAATATCTGCAAGCTGCTGTTTTTCTTTGTCTGTAACTCCCCTTTTCTTTGCAAACTTATCAAGTAATGCAAAGGTTGTATTCCCTTTTGCATTCTTAGCTTCTTCAGAAGGTTGAGGCAGTTCTTTTATTTTAAAATGCAGGCTTTGATCTAGGGCATATTTTACGACTTTTGCAAAAGCGATGTCCTCTAAGTACTCTTTTAACAAAGTCTTCTTATCTGTGCTTTTTGACGCCTTCTTTAATGCGTTTAATTTTTCTAACACTTTTTTCATTTTGAGTTCCTTTTCTTCAAGAATTTTAAAAGATCTTTAGGCAAATTATACAATGCAGAAAATGCAAGACTTACCCAAAGAATAGGTCCAAATCCTAGGATAAGGATAAAAAGTTCTAAAGGGCTCATGAAAGATAAGAAAAAGTAAATATCATCTGCCCAGTGAGCTTCTTTATTTTTACGTCTTTCTTCCATGTGCCTGTCTAAGTCTTGTTCAGTTTTGCCTCTATGTTCCATAATATAAACACACATAAGACCACCAAACACAGCCCATACTATGCAAACAAGTCCTAAAATAGTTGCTGTCACTACTGCATCCATCATTTTGAATCCTTTCTATTTTTTAAAAAATCGCCAAATTCTTCTAAAAGCAGAAGAAAAAAAAGAGTCAGAAACACGCTGCTCATCAGAACAAACCCCATCACCCATATCACTATCACAAGAACTGTCCTGTCTTGTACGTAGCGTAGGATAGATAAGGGAAATGTCTTTAGTTTTTGCAACCCTGTTATCATATTCAGTCATTCCTTCTCTTTGCATGTGCATGATAGACACAAGACAAAACATAGCTCCTGCTAAATGATGCTTATCTATGCCAAAGTCCTTAACAGCACAAGAATCTAAATCCTCTCCTTTGTCCCAAAAAGCATCAATATGTCTACGTGCAGCCGCAATCATTGTAGAAAAATCAAAACCTTTTCTCCAACTATCCCTTTCATATTTTAAAACACCTTCTGCATACGCTTTAACAAGCTCTTCTCCAACAACGTCCATAGGTATTAAAGACAAATCTAATTTCTTATCCGTAACATCATTTTTAGGTGCGTATGCTTTCTCAAACAACTCTTGATGTGCTTGAATTGCTGCATCCTCTTCTGTCTCAAAATAATTAAGCCTTGCACTCATATAAACTCCTTCCTTCTAAGATAGCAAAGGCGTATAAGCTTGTCAACATAAATAAACTTATACGCCTCTTAAAAAGTAACTTTACATTTCTTTTTCAAAATTGACACTTCTTTTACGAAAGTCTTTGCCTGCCTTTTCAAATTCAATATACAGCTTTCGTATGTCCTTACCCTTTTTAGCTATTTCTGAGGACAATTTACGTGCTTCTTTATGGGCTGCTTTTTTTGAAGAAAGTTCATCTTCTCTTTCAAGTATTTTGTTTAAAGACTCAAGAACACTGCTCATTTCTGTACTAAGCTCTTCTGCAACACCCATAATGCTGTCTACGTCATTCCAAAATTCGTTTTCACTCATGATCTTACTCCTTTGTAACGATTGATTTTTTATTCCGTTTTTCGACCCTAAACACATTCTCTGCTGAGTTTAAAAGTCCTTCTTCATTTGTCATTATTATATATTGAATGCCTAATTCTTGTGAAAAAGACCTAAACATTTCAGCAGCAAATTCATGATACTCTTTAGACAAAAATCTGCAAGGCTCATCATGAACAATCAAAGGTCTTGATGATTGATTAAACATTAAGAAAGCTGTTCTTAAAGATACAGATACAATATCAACAAACCCAAAACCCCTACTACCTATAACAGGAAAAGTATCTCCATCAGAATCTTCAAAATAACATCTGCATGCTGAAGTCTCTTCTTCAAACTCAAGCTTAAAAGCAACAGAGTCTTTTTCTTCTTCATACTTTTCTTCAAAAACAGTGAACATTGCTTCAGAAACAATCTCAGACAATTCTTCTGATATGCCTGCCTGAGTTTCAGTTTTTGCTTTTTTCACAAGAATATCAAGCCTGTCTAAACTCCACAAATCATTAGATAACTTTTCTATATCTTCTACAGTTCTTTTTCTTTCATTTTCTAAAGAACGTTTTTCAATCTTTTTTTCTTCAAGCTTGTCTTTTAAATCATACATAGTAAATTACTCCTCAATTAACTCACTCCATTTTTCTTTAAAAGCTTCAAACTTTTTATCAAATTCAGCTCTTGTTTTTTCAAGTTCTTTTTCAACTTCTTTTGCATGTTTTTCTAAGTTCTTTTCATCCACACCGAACTCAGTCTTTATTTGCTTTAAAAGAGCTGTTTTCTCTCCCTGATATTTATAGAGTTTGTCTTGAGCATCATTTACTTGTTCCATCAACTCAGTTAAAAATTCTGTGTCTTTAATGCTAGCCATATTATTTTCCCTCCGCTTCATTAACAAGTTTGTTTAATAATGTTTTTTCTTCTTTCTTGAGTCCTGCTTCTTTAACAATGTCTTTAAGAACTTTTTTAAAATCATGCCTGACTTTTTTGCTTTTTATTTTGCCTACAAGACTTGTAAAATCTTTTTTCTTTTCTTCCCTAACATCCTCTTCTTTTAAAGAAGCAAGATCAAAAATTTCTTCAACAGGAGCTGCAGGATAATGAATTTTCTTTTGAGTTTTTTCTTTAAGGTCAATAAGATAATAATGAGGCTTATGCTCAATCTGATCAACTCTGTTACGCATCATTGAACCAGTATTTAAAAGAACTTGACCCCCTTTTTTACGTTTAAATCCTTCATGATTGTCTCCACATAAAAACAAATCATACTCAGGGTAATCTTCAAGTAACCATTCAGCCTTTACATAGTCATCAAAAACTTCATCTTTATACACAACTAACTCATGTATAACAAGAATATTGTCCCTGTCAGTCTTTTTTTGAGGGAGAGGTATAGGAATTTCTTCATCCCAACTAACACCATAAAACCAACACCCTTGAATAAGTTCAGGATCACTTCTTAAAGGAAAAACTAACTCAGCAAGAATTAGGTTGCCTAAAGGAGATTCTTTCCAAAATTCCATATTATGATTCTTAACATCATGCTGACCAAACACAGAATAAATCTCTACTTCATAAGTAACAATAAGCTCAATCAATCTTGCCATTCTCTTTTCAGAAAATCTAGGAACATCAAAAAAATCCCCTGCAATAATAAGAGGGACATCGTTCTCAGAAGCTTCCTTCAGCAAAGCTTCAAACTTTACAAACTGAGCTTCTAAGTAATCGTCTGTACGTTTCTTAGGCTTCATGTCCCTCAAATGAAGATCACTTGCATACACAATTTTACTCATCACACACCTCCGCACCGCAAGTAGGGCAAACTCCTAATTCTTTCAAAGTGTCTTGATACTTTTTATTTAAGAACTCTTTTTCTTCTTCTTTATCAGCAATCTTTTTATTAAGTGCTTCTACTTCAAACGCTTTCTTTTTGAAGAAAGCAACCTCTTCCCCTTCAGTTTGCAACTCTTTTGCAAAAGCTTCTACTTTTTCTGCATCTTCTTTCATTTTTACAAGTTCTTGAAGTTCTGCAATCTCATCTTCAAGTTCATACAGATTTCCAATGAAACCATTAAAACGTTCTTGCTCTTTAGTTTTCTGTAGTAATTCTTGCTCTTTTTTCATCAAAGCTTCTACATCAGGCTTAACAACAAGTATTTCTTCCTGCTCTTCTAAATGAAGGTTCAAAGCTTTTAATTGTTTTTGATAACTTACAATGTTGTCTCTCTTTTTTGTGAGTGCAAAATCTTCTTCCTCAATCTTAACAAGTTCCTGCATCTCTTTATCAGCATCTTCAAGCCAGTCTAAAGCATCAATCTTTTCTCCTAAACGCTTCTCCCTTAACACTGCAAGTTCTTTTTCTTTCTTAGTGTCTCTTACTCTTTTAGAAAGAATACCAGACAATACATCCATCAACTCAAGATCAACACTTTCATTAATCTTTTTTGTCAACTGTTTAGGGGGCAAATCAATAAGAAAGAACTGTTCTTCCTGCTTCTGTATTGAAATTTCCTGTAAGTTGATAGCTTCAGCAACTCTTTCAGGAAGCTGCCCTTTAAGTGCCTTGTATGTGTTCTCATAACCCCTGTTAAGAACATACTCATTTATTGTATTTGCGTTTCTTCTACGCTCAACAATAACACCATCGTAAAATTCAATCTCAACACTGACAACTTCAGTGCCTTTAATACCTTTTTGAGCAAAATGAAACCCTGCAGGCTTGTTTTGTAAGCACCATTCAATCATACGTTCAATAGTGCTTTTTCCTGAATCAGTAGGACCGTAAAAGTAATTAACTCCTTCAGACAAAGGAATCTCTACATCATCATACCCTGCAAAATTCTTAGCTCTTATGTACTTAATCCCTTTCATAAGAGTCCCTTTAATTTGAGTTCATATTTATACGCTTTCAAAAATGTTTTCCATTTCAAAGCAACGCAATAAACATTCTTACGAACAAAAGTGATTACATCTTTATCAGAGAACTTCTTTTCATAAATCCATTTCTGTAAAGATATAGCTTTTAAATGTTCTTTGTTATGAGCTTTATCTATAAACTTTAATCGAGTTTCTAAGGACAAGATTTCTTTAAATTCCCACTTATCAAGAATTAAAATAGCCTTCTTATGATTAGTTTTATAAATAACCCCCCACCAACTCCCTTCTTTCTTATTTGCAATAGCTTGAGAAACATCGTCATTAATGTTCCAAGTCTTTTGATTCTTAACTTCAAAACTAAAAGGAAAAAGTTTAAATGCTTCACCCATTAAAATAATATCAACACCATGCTGCCCCATGCCCCTAGAAGCTATTAAACGATCATCCCCCCAAGGTATGTCACTTAATAAAGACAGATCAGCACAAATCTCATTCTGAAACTTTTTCCCTTTATTTTTTGCAGATCGAGGTTTTATTGCCATTAACCTTGCCTCGATTTCATTTCCATCCATTCCCTCTGTGAATAAATTTCGAAAAGAGTTTCTGGAAAAGCCTGTTGAAGACCTTCAAGAACATGGTCAAGACTTTCAGGGTGACATTCAAGTCTATCTGCGTATATGTTGCAATTCATTAAAGGTTCACATTTTTCATTAACAAGATCTTCCCTCGTTATTATTATTGAAGGTATCAGCATAGTTCTCCTAAAAATTACCCAGTAAACAATCTTCCCAATCCATAAAATTCTCATCCTTTAAAAAAGAACGAAAATCATAATCAATAAACCAATACTTCAATTCCTCTAAATTAAATTCATTTTTAAAGTAAGGAAATTCTTTAGTCCCTTCTTTAGGCAGAATTACAAGAGGCTCATTCTTTTTGTATATTTCTTTTTCCTGAGCAACTATAGCTTTGTAGATTTTTGTGTTCTTACCTAAAGTGCCTAATAAGTACTTAATAGCAGTCTTTTCTCCACAACCAGTAACACCAGGAACTTTGTCACTTTTACATCCTGCAAGAACTTTAACATCCCCCCACTGTTCAGGAGTGATGCCCCATTCTTCAGTAAAAATTTCTTCTGTAATAACACGTTTGAAATCATAAATAGAGCAAAGGTCAAGCATTTGATAAAGATCACCATCATTTGTAACAACAATATACTCACTTTTAGGCTCATCCATAACAGTAGTAGCTATCATGTCATCGCCTTCATACCCTTTTTGCTCCCTTTGATTTGCCCACCCTATAGAAGGCAGCATGAATTTCAAGTTCTTTATTTGTTTGTGCATTTCCTGACGTTCTTTTTTTTCAAGAGGAGTTAATTCTTCCCCTCTTCCTTTCTTATAATCAGGAAATTCTTCTTTACGTAAAGACTCTTTAGAATCCCAACAAAAGATCAAATCGTTAGTGTTAAATTTTTGCATTAATTTTAGAACTTCTTTCATAAATCCAAACATAGTACCAGTACTCACATTATTTGATGATAAACTGCCCATAGAGAAATTAGCTCTATGAGCAATATAATTACCATCAATAACAAGAGTAGGCATGTCTTTTGAAGCTCCTACTTTTTTGTCAGACATAGCACCCCTTTATATTGTTACCCTTCAAGAACTGATTTAACTTCTTCAATAAGTTCGTCTGCAAAGTTCATTCTTTGTTCTTCAGTAGTTTCTCTGTCAAAAGTGATTGTGCATTCTATACCTACTTGCAAAGGTTCAAATTGTCTTTCCTGTATAGTTTTTGACACTTTAACTGTAATTGTTTCTTCTTTAATAGCCATTTTAAAACCTCACTTTCTTTTTACGTTCCATTCTAAATTCTTCTTCAATCTCTTCCCACATATCAATAACGTCTTCTCTTAACTCTTTCTCAAGATTTTCAGACTCAATATATTTGATAGCATCATATATATTTGAATACTCTTTATCCACACAAGTATATTTACTTGAACGCATTACATCCTTTAACCAAACAAGATTGCCCCTAACATCATCAATACCTACATTGAAAATGATAAATAAAGGAGCTTTCCTAAAAGGCTCATCAACAGAGCTTTTTACAATCTGAACAAGGCTTTCAATTCCTATTGCTTTTTTTAAAGTCTTGCCTGTACGTATTTTCTTTTGTTTTTCAACTGTAGAAACTTTTGAGATTGAAATACGTAATGATGAATGAAATTTAACTGCATGTCCTCCTGAAGTCACCTTTTGCCCCATATCCCCAGTACGTATCTGATTATTAAACCAAACAATCTTATGAGGGTCAGCAACTTGTCTTGAAATAATCCTCATACCTTGAGAAAAATCCTTAGCTCTTTTTTGACCTCTTTTATCCCCATCATCGCTCATTTCAAGTTCAGATGACAATGCTGCAGTAGAGTCTGCTGCAAACAAATTCAATTTCTTTTTATCTACAGGCTCCCAGTGCCTAAGCATGTCAATCATTTCATTCACAGTGTCAGGTCTTTCATATCCAGAAGACCCTATATCAAGCCCATATATTTCACAATACGCTTTATCAAGCCTTGCTTCAGGGTCGCAAATAGTAACTTCCCCTTGTTTATTTTGAATACTTGCAGCTACATCTGATAATAATGCAGTCTTTCCTGCAGAAGAATCACCAAAAGCTTCTACAAGAATCCCACCAGGCAGTCCTCCTCCTCTAACTCTGTTTCCTGAAATTGCAAGATCAACAAGTGTTGACCCTGTAGAAACCACTAAAGAAGAATCAATAGGTGTGTATATTTTATCCTTTTTAGGGTTTTTTGCTTCTTCAACAATTTCTTCAGTAACTGTTTCTTGTTTCTTTTTTGCCATTTCTACTCCTATTTTGAGGGGCATTTAGCCCCTCAAGTATTAATAAGGATGATTATCTTCTTCTATTCACTTAGTTCTTCTACGTCTGCGTGTAGTTTTTTTAGGAGCTTCCTCTTCTTCAGCTTCCTCAGTTTCCTCTTCTTTAGCAGGCTTCCTACGTCTTCTACGTGAAGGCTTTTCTTCTTCAGTTTTTTCCTCTACTTCTTTCTTTTTACTTTTACGTGTAGTTTTCTTAGGAGCTTCTTCCTCTTCTTCCTCTTCTTCTTCTTCTTCTTCCTCTTCAGCTCCTTCTTCCTCTTTTTTAGAGGGCTTCCTACGTCTTCTACGTGAAGGAGAAGGAGCTTCTTCTTCTTCCTCTTCAGCTTCTTCTTCCTCTTCCTCTTCTTCCTCTTCCTCTTCTTCCTCTTCAGCTTCTTCTTCCTCTTCCTCTTCTTCCTCTTCTTCTTCCTCTTCCTCTTCCTCTTCTTCTACTTTTCTTTTCTTACTTCGTGTTTTCTTAGGAGC